ACCCGCAGAAGAGGCAGAAGCACCCGCAGAAGAGGCAGAAGCACCCGCTGAAGAAGCAGAAGCACCCGCTGAAGAAGCAGAAGCACCTGCAGAAGAAGAGGAACCCACCGAGGAGGAACCTGTAGAAGAGGAACCCACCGAGGAGGAACCCGCAGAGGAGGAACCCACCGAGGAGGAACCCGCAGAGGAGGAACCTGTAGAAGAAGCAGAAGCACCCGCAGAAGAGGAGGAACCTGCGGAAGAGGAACCCGCAGAAGAGGCTGAAGCACCTGTAGAAGAAGCAGAAGCACCCACAGAAGAGGAACCTGTAGAAGAAGCAGAAGCACCCACAGAGGAGGAACCCGTAGAAGAGGAGGAACCTGTAGAAGAGACAGAAGCACCCGCAGAAGAAGCAGAAGCACCCGCAGAAGAAGCAGAAGCACCCGCTGAAGATGAACCCGCAGAAGAGGCAGAAGCACCCGCTGAAGATGAACCTGTAGAACAAGCAGAAGCACCTGCAGAGGAGGAACCCACCGAGGAGGAACCCACAGAAGAGACAGAAGCACCCACAAAACAGGAGGAAGAACAAATACAAGAGGAAGTTAAACCAAAAACAATGAAGAAACGTGGGCGTCCAAAAGGTTCTAAAAATAAAACCAAAAAATTAGAAAAACAAGACATTGTTGTAGAGGCCAAAAACAAAACAATGAAAACAATACAAAAAGAAAAGAAGAATACAAGTATGAAAGCAAGAAAAATCACAATGAAAGAAGAACAAATAATAGAAATGATGAATAATTTCAAATCACAAGGATTATCCTATTTAAAAACATTAAATAAGAAACAACTGGAGCAAATAATATTATTGGCAAACAAACAATTCCATTCTTATTTAACAGAAAAAGGTGATCCAACTTTGACAGATAATGAATATGATATAGTAACAGAATATATCGAAGAAAAATATAGTGATAGCAATGTATTGAAAGAAGTAGGTGCTGAATTTGAAAAAAATAAAGTCACACTCCCAGTAAATATGCCATCAATGGATAAAATAAAACCCACAACAAATGCGATCGATGTATGGAAGAATAAATACAAAGGTCCATATGTAATGTCTTGTAAGTTAGATGGTGTAAGTGGATTATATTATACAAAGAATGGTGAACGCAAATTATATACACGCGGTAATGGTTCAGAAGGACAAGACGTTTCCCATTTATTAAAATATATAAATGGATTTCCAGAAGTGGAAGATATCATTGTCCGAGGCGAATTCATCATCAAGAAAACAACATTTGACGAAAAATATAAAAATACATTTTCAAATGCTCGTAATTTGGTTGCGGGTATTGTGAATAGTAAAAAGGTGGATAAAAAAGCCGAAGATGTGGATTTTATTAGTTATGAAATGATTGAACCAACATTGAAACCCAGCGAACAGATGAAGAAAATGGAAGAAATGGGCTTTAATGTAGTACAGAATACGACGAAAGACGATGTAAATAATGAATATTTGTCAGAGTTATTGACAGATTGGCGAACAAATTATGAATACATAATTGATGGTGTTATAGTGAGTGATGATAAAATATATGGACGTGTAAATAAAAATCCAGAACATTCATTTGCTTTTAAAATGGTAATGTCCGATCAAGTAGTAGAAGCGCGTGTTGTGGATGTTTTATGGAAAGCGTCAAAAAACGGATATTTAAAACCTCGCGTTCAAATTAAACCTGTCAAGGTAGGTGGCGTGAATATAGAGTTTGCAACTGGTTTTAATGGTAATTTTATAGAAGAAAATAAAATAGGTATTGGTTCTGTGATACAAATTGTTCGCAGCGGTGATGTTATTCCACACATTAAAAGTGTAACAACACCAGCCGAAACCGCCAAAATGCCTGATGAACCATATACATGGACGTCTACACATGTTGATATTATATTAGCAAATAAGGAAGATAATACAGATGTAATCATGAAACAAATAACAGCATTTTTCACGACAATAAAAGTCGATGGTTTATCAGAAGGAAATGTAAGACGTATTATGGACGCCGGATATAATACTATTTGTAAGATTCTAGCAATGGAAGAGAAGGATTTTTTGAACGTAAATGGTTTTAAAAGCACAATGGCGAAAAAAATATACGACAGCATACGTTCAAAAGTGAAAGATGCAACACTTGTAAAAATCATGGCTGCATCCGGTAAATTTGGTAGGGGAATCGGAGAAAGAAAAATAAAGCCCATTATGGAAGCTTTTCCGAATATATTAGATAGTGTCGAAACAAATGGAGAAAAAATCAAATTATTGAAGAGTGTAAATGGTATTGGTAAAGAAAATGCGAAATCGTTTGTTGAAAATATTCCCGTATTTTTGGAATTTATGAGACAATGTAAATTAACACATAAATATCAAGAAGCAGCGGACAAAGAAGAGGAGAATATACAATCCAAAGATGCTACGATAATACAAAATCAAGAGAATCCATTATTCGGGAAGAATATTGTCATGACAAAAGTACGTGATAAGGAAATAATTGATAAATTACCGTTGTATGGTGCGACATTAGAGAATTCTATCAAGAAAGACACATTCGCATTAATAGTGAAATCCAAAGATGATGCTTCAAATAAAATCAAAAAAGCGAATGAATTAGGAATACCTATCATGACACCGGAAGAATTTATCGAAAAATACCTTACTAATAAGTAAATTGTTATAATTATGTAATGATGTTAGAAATACATTACATAATATGTTTATAGAACGCGAAATAATCTAGCAGGGGAGGATGGGAATATTTCGGGACAATGGATTCAATCACAATATTCTATACATATGATTGTATATTATCTATATTAATGAAGCAATTGTCTTTATTGATAGCGTCAGTAATACCCATATCATCATCTAATTTATATACTTTAAAAAAATCACGTGATAATTGTTGTTTTGGAACGTGTTTATGAACTAAACGAGCAATCATTTTATATAATTTGAAATTGGGATACCGTTCATTTCCATTCTTTTTGTATAGAATGTTTTTGTTATTATCGTCGTGGCACCATTCATATATTATTTGTTGAAATCCATCCATATTTGATTTTTCCATTTCATCTTCAATAATAAAATCGTATATGGAACAAGCAAGACGACATAAATCAAAGCTCATATTTGGTTCAATGCGTTTTTTTGTAGAATCATAAAAAGGTTCGTAATTATACTGACCGTTTGCATCTCCATCATCTTTGAAACTATCACTGCAATAAGTTATACCATTGTAAGTCAAAATAGCACGCCCGAAATCTATTAATTTGTAGATTCTTCCATACGTAGGAACTTTATATGTTTTATTGTTATATTGATAATATAAGTATTCAATGTCAGTATTTGAGAACATGACATTATTAGTATGTAGATCGTTATGTGTAAAATGAAATGATTTTTGTAGAGTTAAAAGTATCATTACAATTTGGAATAGTGCGGAACGACCTTGTTCCTCATCAATAATGCCCTGGTTTAACAATGAATCTAGTGTATCATTACATTTGGATAAACATATCATTTGAATTGGGAAATTATTAATATATACATACAATGGTTCTTCATCAACTGAACTGTCATCATCATTGGAAATATATTCGTCATCGCTATTATCATCGTCACTATTGTCACTGTCATCGCCTATATTGTCATTTTCATTATCACTAATACTTTCAATGCTATTGTCGTCACTATCGTCACTTTCATTTCCATTAATTGTTATTGTGTCTTGTAAATCATTAGAGTTAATTAATAATTCTTTTGTATTTTCGTTTACACTAATAGATGATGATCGCGACCTGTTACTTATATATGAATCCGTGTCATTATTTAAATCAAAGTCAGTTAAAACAATGTCATCACCCAATTCAATGGCTTCCTTCTTTTTATATGTTGTGTTTAAAGCATTATTGGTGAAGCCAGTTTTAGTAAATATGTTTGTATGGAATAAATGTCCGATGTTTTCTTGAAAAAAATCGTGAGTTTGTAAATAATCCAAATCGTCCACAATATTCATTCTAAATTGTTTTTGAATACCTAAAGCGGAACCATAATATTCCACACCATGTACGAAATTATGTTTTTCGTTCAACATGTGGATAATAGCACAACAAAAATTATCAACATAGGTTGCATTGTGTATAGTGGAAATTTTTGGATGCAGATTTGTATTTGTGGAACATGGAAGAGATAGTAGATTATCATCTAGTTTGTATTTACCGACCATGTAATGGCATGGATCAAGTAATGGTCCATATTTAATAAAAATATCCTTGTTTATGTTTTCATTTGTCTTTTTACTAAACACAGTATTGCTATTAACAATATGTTTATCATGACAAAATTGGACGGATTTGGAGTTATTATTATCGAAATTACTATAAATGGGATTGTATAAAGTAATATTTGATATATCAAAAGGATTATAATCTAGTTCATTACAATCCCAATCCGAAACATTAAAATAATTATTGATATCATCAGTAGTATTGATTAAATGTTCGTTTATTCTATTTTTTTCTTCATTGAATGTGTTTGTAATCATATTTAGTAAAGATTGTTCTAAATATTCTTAATAATTTAACCAAATTTATTAAATTGTTAAAATAAACCAATTGGAATATCAAATGTATCAAGGTTTGTCTTGTAACAAGCGCGTTTTAGCAAAAATAATTAAATACAACAATATATTAAAATGACATTAGAATTGAAAAAATTTGATATGCGTGCGATTACATTTAAACCGAATGAAAATAAAGGTCCTGTGATTGTATTAATTGGTCGTCGTGATACGGGGAAATCATTCTTGGTTCGCGATTTATTATATTATCATCAAGATATTCCAATTGGAACTGTTATATCGGGTACAGAAGCGGGTAATGGGTTTTATGGTAAACATGTCCCTAAATTATTCATTCATGAAGAATATAGTAGCGTTTTGATAGAAAATATATTGCGACGTCAAAAAGCGGTTCTCAAACAAATGAAAAAAGAAACCGAAACATATGGGAAATGTAAAATAGATCCCAGAGCATTCACCATATTAGATGATTGTTTATACGATCAATCATGGACTCGTGATAAATTGATGCGATTGTTGTTTATGAATGGACGTCATTGGAAAATCATGCTTATAATTACAATGCAGTATCCATTGGGTATTCCTCCTAATCTTCGTACCAATATTGATTATGTATTCATTTTGAGAGAACCGTATATGACGAATAGAAAGCGTATATGGGAAAATTATGCGTCAATGTTTCCAACATTAGAATCGTTCAGTGCAGTGATGGATCAAACAACGGAAAATTATGAGTGTTTAGTAATTAACAATAATGCGAAGTCCAATAAATTAAACGACCAAATATTTTGGTATAAGGCAGAAAATCATCCGGATTTTAAACTGGGTTCAAAAGAGTTTTGGGAAATGTCAAAAGGAATTGGTTCAGATGACGAAGATGAAATGTATGATCCTTCTAAAACACGAAAAAAGAGCTCCGGGCCTCAAATTAATGTGAAAAAGTCTAAATGGTAAACGTGTGAAGAAAACGCTTCAAATAACCGCCCATTAACTCGCACTAAATATCATCATATATTGTAATATAAGATGATGAATAATGTGTCAAAATGAT